GATCAGATAGCACAACAATTGAAAATGAATAAACCAGGAGCAATAGAATCAGATTATCAATTTGATGTTCCAATTCATATGCCATTTTTATTGCAGTTTAATCCTAGAACTAAAATGATTGATTTAATTCCTAAAACAATTAAAAAACAAAAACGTCCATGGATTAATAGTGATAAATCACAAATCATATATAGAATTGAATCTATCAATAAATTAGGAAGTTTACTTACAGAAGGTGGTGCCGCAGGGCATATGATGCATCCGTATGATCAACATGGATTAACTTTTGGTGATATGAAAGAAATGATATCCCGAGCATTAGCTGGAACATTAAATGTAGAAGGAATTCCAGTAACCGAAAAAACTGATGGGCAGAACATACAAGTAACTTGGAAAGATGGACAAATCGGATTTGCTCGTAATAAAGGTACTGTTATTAAACCGATGACAACTGCAGAATTACAAGCAAAGTTCGATAATCGAGGACCTATATCAGAAGCATTTGGAAATGCGGGGGAAGATTTAACTGAAGCATTTAGTAGAGTATCACCAGATAAATTAAATGAAGTATTCAAAAACGGCCGGGTATTTGCAAACATGGAAATTATTTATCCGGCAACTAAAAATGTCATTGCCTATGAAACTGCGGTATTACAATTCCATAATTTAATTGAATATGATGCTGCCGGAAATATTGTAGAAACTGATGCAACCGGTGGCGCATTAATTCAACGAATAGTTAATGAAGCTAATATAGATTTACAGAAAAAAGATCAATCCGGTAATCCGATATACGGAACTGGATTTAAAATAATACCACCACAACAAATTAAATTAGGTCGGGTAGATAATTTTGAAGATCAAAAGACCGCATTTATTAATGAAGTAGATCAACTACGAAATCGTTATAATTTAAAAGATACTGATTTAGTTACTGAATATCATAAAGCATTGTGGGGTGAAATTATAACTGCTAAAGCTAATGAATTTGTATATGATATTCCGCAAGATGTTTTATCTGCTTTAATATATCGTTGGGCATTTAATGATAAGAGTACTACAATAACGGCACTTAAAAAACAAGTTGCAAATCCAGAATTTTTAAATTGGATAACGGAATTTGATAAGCAAGATTTCAAAAAGTTTCAAAAACAAAATATGGAACCATTCGAATCTATATTTTTAAGATTGGGTGCTGTAGTATTAAAAAATGCACAAAACTTCTTAGCTGTTAATCCTGCAAAATC